CCATGATATCCCGCGTCTATCTTGCCTGTTTCAATCACTAAATACGTTTTACTACTTACACCACTACGACTAGTTAATAGTCCGACATAGCCCTCTGGTATACTCACAGCTACATCTGTTTTGATCACTGCTTTTTCTTGTGGTTCGAGTACGACAGTTTCAGCTGAGAATATGTCATAACCTGCATCCGTCTTATGATTTCGTTCGGGCATTCTAGCATTTTTTGATAATAGTTTTACTTGTAATGTGTTAGTCATTTTCCTATTCCTCCTCATATTTATAGACAACTTGACCCGTCATAATCCCTACTGCTTCATCAAGTTCAATATCTTCTTTGAGTGCATCTTGCATAGCATTAGGTAAACCCTCAAGTATTTCATCAAACGCTTGCGCTTTCTTATACACGTCTTCAACCTCTTTTAGTAACCCCTCTGTGTCATTACCGTTATACGCACTAGCACTAATAACGGACTGTTCGATTTTTTCGCGATTATTCATTTGTGTCATCCTCCATAAAAATTTTATTGTTTAATTCCATTCCGAATTTAACTCTTTCATCATCGTTACCGAATTTGTTTATTAAATCTCTTTCAACGCTCTTGCAATACCTATCCCATGCGCTTGCTTTCTTCTCCAGTTCTTTGTTACAATCTCGTAACTTCGCTATAACCCCAATAAGCTCATATCGTTGCTTCTTGTACTCATCACGTTGTTTTCTCATCTTCTTCAACCTAGCGTCCATTACGCTTAGTTGGAACCCTGTTTCATAGTTCATTCTACCAATCTCCCATCTTTCCAAATTAATGTCATAGTTAGGCCGTCGTTCAAGATGTAGAATGCTTTGGTAGGGAAAAACGTGTTCTCTAAACGTTCGTTGATACTAATACTTGTGTGTAACGCTGACATATAGGCTCCCTCTTGAAGCTCGTACACTTCAAACAACCTATCAAATACTGTATCTTCTGTGATTTCCTCTTCAACTTCAACTATGAAAGGAGTATCAATTGGAATAAAACTTGATATCGAACACGTATTTGTATTTCGTTGAAAACGAACGAATCCATTACTAAAAACTTTTGCAAGAAAAATTTTTCCTTTTGATAGCTCCGGATTTTCTCGCGCCCACTTAATTAATTCATCTAGTCTCATTTCTTTTTTAACTTTGATTTTCATTTTTACATCTCCTTAAAATAAAGTTAGTTGCTTCTGTTCCTCATATTCCAAACCATGTTGCTTTATATATATTTCGAGCTCTTCCGCTGTATCAAATGTCTTTTTCACGCCTTGCCAACCTGGAACAATATGCCCGTGAAAGTAATAAGCGCCATTTACTACATGGATATGTGCCACTCGTTCGTTATCCTGATACAGATATCTCTTAGATCCGAAAAATTGGTTTAAGTATTCTTTACATGCGCTATCGGTTTTAGGCATTTATGCTTCCTGCCATTTCTTAAACATTTGGTTATAAGTAGTATCAAACCAGCACGCATAACGTCCTCTTGGATGTTTCTGAGGTACATTAAACAAGTGTGGCTTCTTTCTTCTTAGCTCAGCCTCTCTCTTTCGCTTTCTTTCCAATTTGCGTTCGAGTCTAGCTTGTTCCAGTCTTTCTATTGTTTTCTTTTCTCTGTACTCGCTTAAACGCGTACCTTCTGGTGCGTCCATTGCTTCATGTAGTTCCCAACCGTCTTTTACTCTCTTAGAAACCATTCCAGCGGTTATACCGTGACTTTCTATTAATTCCATTTCAAATTTACTGAACCTATAAGGTTTATCGTTTATTGTTACAATTCTTGCTTTTCTCGCCATTTTATCCACCTCTTATATTTCTTCTATTCGTATGATTATTTTGGGCTCAATTCCATAACGCTTTGAGCTAGTTATTTCTGTAATTTGGTTATCGTCTTTCCATACATGGCCATTACAAGCATCTAATACCGTTTTAATTAAGTTGTCGATATCCGGCTTAGTCACTTTATACTGCCCAACCATTTCGCTTTTCTTTTTCTTCGACCATGATTTAAGCAATGGAAAGTAAAACTCTAATTCAATTTTTAATGCATTTTCTAGATTTAGCTTTGGCATTTGATTTTGTAAATATTTTTTATGTTCTGTATATTTTGTAGGCATATATGTGTGTGCATATCTACCTGTATTACGAAAGCGTGGACGAGGCGACCCCATCGGCGCATTAAACACTTCATTAAATTTAATTTCTATTTCCATGTAATCCCTCATATATATTCAAATAAGCTTGTTTGGTGTCCTAACTCCATTTGTTCATTATCAATAAGTGTTTTTAATTCATAATCATCTAAGTACCAACGTCGACCATTGAATTTTGTATGTTTTAATCCAACAACTAAATGCCGTCCATCTTTAAAATGTGGTGTAACTGAAAACATTTTGTTGCTGTCATGATCAAATAGATAGTATTTATCAAATGCATCCATTTTCAATCACTCCCATTTGCTATTTAGACGCTTAATAAAAGCTTCTCTGTCTTTCTCAAGGTTTTCATCTACTTCCGGCGTTTTCGTTTCTCTCGTGCTGTCTGTGAGCCATTTGGGTGTTTTTTCTTTTGATTGTTTAACGAAAGGTTTATAATTTTGTTTTTTGCTTTCAAGTTGTTGCTTTTCAAATGCACGTACTTGTTCAATAGATTTCAAGTTTGCATTAAGCCATGTATTCAAAATGCTTTTAGCATATCCCCAAGTAACTTTGTTTCTATCTTTAGCGATTTTAAGTGATGCGGTAACTATTTGATCTGAATCATTTTCAAATGAATCAAGATAATAATTTAAATCGTCTAAATTGTAAGGAGTTATGAAACCGAATCCGTTATCTTGGAAGAAGTCGAAGGCGGTTACCTTCTTCTTCTCATTATTCACATTCTTTTCATTATTATCTTTATTATCATTATTGTTTGTGTTGGTTTGATGTTGTTTTGATGTTGGGTTGATGTTTGACTGATGTTGTTTTGATGTTGGTTTGATGTCGTTTTGATGTTGGTTCCTGCCCTGCTCACTTTGATAAAAGTCATAATTGACAATGGTTATAAGGGTATATTTTGATGTTGTTTTGACTTCTAACATTCCATCACTCTCGAGTAAGTCAAGGAAGGTTTTCACTTTAAATCGTGACCAGTTAAAAAGGTCAGACAAGGTCAAAATCGATGTTAATCTTTGTCCTCTTTCTACGGTTACAATTTGGTTTCCAATAGGCACTTTTGCCTTTGAATGATTCGCTTCCATGAGTAAATATATCCATGCTTCAAACTTTGAAAATGTTCTCTTTTCTTTAAATAGCCAATGATTTTGAATTGAGCGATCAATACTTATCCAACCAGTCATATACACACCTCACTTTCAAACCGGTTAAATTAGAATGGTAAATCATTGTCATCTATTTCAATCGGAACATTTGCATTCGCAAACGGATTATCTTTTACTGGTTTGTTATTTGAATATTGCGATTGTCCACGTGTTTGTTGTACTTGTTGTTGGTATAAATCTTGTTGAGTGTCATTTGAGTTTTTCGGTTCTAAAAATTGAATACTATCAGCAATAACTTCCGTAACATATACACGTTGACCTTCCTTATTTTCATAATTCCGCGTTTGTAACCTACCATCTACGCCCGTCAACGATCCTTTAGATAGGTATTTATTAACGTTCTCTGCTTGTTTTTTAAATACGATGATATTAATAAAGTCTGCCTCGCGCTCTCCTTGTGCATTCGTAAATGTGCGGTTAACTGCTAATGTGAATGATGCTACATTTACACCACTTTGAGTGGTTCTTAATTCTGGGTCTCTAGTTAAACGACCAACTAATATTGTTCTGTTTAGCATTATTGTTTTCCTCCGGTAATTGTTTTTGCGTTGTTTCGTAATTTTTGAATAGCTTCTGCTGCTTGTTTTTCTGTTAATTTATAGTTATTTATGTCGAATTTTTGTTCTACTATATTTTGTGGAGCTTCTTTATCCGTGCCCTTTATCAATTTAGTGAAACTTATAACCTCTTTCCTTAAAATCCCTATAGTTTCGCTACTTGCCCATTGCGTTCTAGTTTGTTGTTTTGGATTATTATTTTTTCCACTTGCTTCATTTCCATCATCGTCTTGGTCACTAGTAATACCGAAAATCGCAGATAGCGAATAACGTTTAAGGTAGCTGATTAACGAGCCTGCGCCTTGTGGCGTATTCTTTTCTGCATTCATAAATACAGGATCATACTCGATATATTCACCGCTTTCATGCATAAGCATTGTAGCGACTCCCACGCGCCCGTCTACATCGTTCAAAGCCCATTGAGTATAAGACAGTCCATGAGGTGTTGCCGCCTCGTCAATGGCTTCTACAACGTTCTCAAGAGGTACGTATTTTGATTTGAAAAATGGATTATTTTTATCTTTGAGCGGTTGTTTTACTTCTTTACGAAACGCAACCATAGCTTTATTTATTTCAACAACTGTTTCCGATTTATTCATCACTTAATCACCAGACTTTCTGTTACCTTTAATTCAACGCCGGGAATATCTTTCCCAGCTTTCAAATCATCGATTAGTTGCTTAGAATTAAGTTTCGGGGCTTGTGATAGCCAATAATCCTTTGGAATAAGTTTTTCATCGATAATATTTTTACTAGCCCCGTTTTTGCGCTTGTAAATATGATTAGTAGCTGTGCGGTAACTATCTACTTCCTGTGTTTCTAACATCTCTTTTAAGTAATCTTTTAATCGATCAGTTAAATTTTGTTTTTGTTTTTTTAAATTTTGAAGTCGCTTAATCTCTTTATCTATGACATCTATGTCACCTAATGTTTCACGTCTCCAATTGACAATGTTATCTACTTTGACATTCATTTCTGCTTGGATAGAATCTAATGTATCTTTTAATAATGTTTGGTCTAATTCATCTTGATTAGACAACTCTTTAAATGCTTCTGATAGCTCATATAGATTAGCCATTAGTTAATCCCCCTCTACCATTTCATGACTAAGTTAATTAGTCTGTCCTGTTCATCTGTGTTATTTTCAATCCATTCATAAATAGATTGATTTAATATGTCTAATGCTGTGTATAGATCATTCTCATCTGTTATATTTATACTGTCGATAAATCTATCTTCTAAATCTAAGACATTCACTAGAATGCTGTAATCTTGTTTCTTAACTGCTAATTTAAAATCGAATCCGTCTACATTAATTACTTTTTGACATACATCGCCAATTTTGTAGTACATTGTTGACACTTCCTTTATTTCGTTTTATATTGAACATGAATTAATTTTGTTAATCGTTTGTCACTGTTACTTGTTGGCGCAAGTAGCAGTTTTTTTATTCTCCATAAAAGTATTCCTTATAAAATATGAATGTCGCTATACTTGCGAATCCCGCGATTGACCATGCTGTAGTGAAGTACAGCAATGGCATGAGTACAATCGCTAAGACTGTGAAGCATAATACTGCTAATAGATAGCTTTTATAAATGTTACTCATTTTCTTTTTTCTCCTCTTTGGTTGTTTCATCGTTTATCAAACCTTGCATTTCCATTAATTTTTGAGGTATACCAGCTTTTAACTGGATTTCGTATAACATTTGTTGAATGTGTGGTGGCACTTCTACCATTCCTTTCGTGTATAATTTAGTTATCTCCTAGTGAAAGGAGGTGATAATTATGAATAATATAAATCTCACTCAACGACAGTTAGATTTAATAAAGAAAAATCAAGCTATCTTGTCTAAATTGCCTGTCGAAGCTTACGCTAAAGCCGCAAATACTATGAATAATTCGTATGTTATGAACGCTCTGGAAATTCAATCGACGGTTAATAATGTTATGAATAGCATTAGAATTAACCAATCGAAATTATCTAATTGGGCTTCCTATATGCATCAAGTAACTAAGAATCATCCAATGTTCAAATCTAATTTATTTTCTAATGAGGTTCTTAATAGTTTTATAAAATCTACGAGCATTCCTAAAAACGATATTTTGAAAATGTCTTATGCTCTTAGAAATTTGAATGTCGATGTAGCTAATAGTTCTACCTTTATTAAATCCATCAATCCTGCCCATCCAGTAGAGCAAAAACAACATGAAAGCAATAATTACAGCGGTAAAAAAATTGTCGACATAATGCATATTAATCACTCCAGTTTAGGTTTTATTAATGCTAGTTCTGTAGGTGTAAGCGGTAATGCTATTTGGGACTTTTTATTAAAGTTTATTAATAACGAACCAATAAATACTCCTTTTTATATTTCGGTACTTTTTATAGCGTATTTTTGCTATCTATTAACCAGTTTTTCAAATTCAAATGATGATTAGTTGTCGGATTTATCGATTAATCTCTTTAAGCAACTCTGCAACTGCTCGCAACAGTTCAGGGTTGTTTCTTGTTTCTAAATTACTGTTTGCATGTTTTAGTAAATTGAGTTTTAATTTACTTTTTTCTTTAGCGATTCTAAATTTTTGTAACATTTGTAGTTCATCCTTTTAAGATGTTTGTTTTTCTCCTAAAAACTTGTTAACAAAGTATTGTTGTCCTTTACCTGTTACTTTTGGCGTCTTACTAATTGATGTGTGACCGTCCGAATGTGTGATTGATGTTTCTTTAATTTCGAATAACTCACGTTCCATTGAATATTGTGTAGGCATGTTATAATCCACACCCTTGCGTTTAATAAGGAATCCGTTTTGACGTAACCA